TCATGGCGTTAGCACGTTGAGCCGCAAGGCCTAGATTGCCCTGAGTCTGCATGGCCATACCAGCACCAGAGTTGGGGTTAACCCCACGAGCAGCCATGGCACGCTGGCCCATATCTTGCTGCACACCGAAAGCACGACCAGCTGCGGCGCTGGCTTCACGGGCAAGTTGCTCCCGATAGCCCTCAGTGCTGAACCTAGTTGCATCCGCTACAAGACCTTGTTCTACTGGTCGGAATGTCTTCTGCTGGTAGTCGTAGTAGTCTTGCGCCTGCTTCATCTGCTGATCTTGCGCAGCCATCTGTTGGCCATAAACCTGACGAGCCAAAGGCATCATCTCAGCGTACTGCTGCTTGGAAAACGCCAACTGCTCTTTGCCCAGAGCTTCCAAACCAGAATAGTCTGGTGGTGGAGGACTTGATTTACCGCCCATGATTTACTCCTTCAGCCATCGACAGGTGTCGGGCCGCATAACTAAAACGTGCATGTCAGCGCCGGGGGCACCGTCTTTCATCACGAACTCTTCCTCAAATCCGAGGTGCTTGTCGAACGCCAGAACGTGCGGTTCGTCGGAGGGTACCATTCCAGTCAAGCGCTTCAACCCTGCGTAATTGAACGCATAGTCACACACAGCGCGAAACAGTGGAATGATCTTCTTGGTATGCTTGGCGATGGCTATATGGCACGTCGCGTTGGCTCCATTGAAGTTGTTGATAACCACACCAGCAAGCACTTCGTCGCCGTCGATTACGCCCAGCGCGTAGAAGCTACCCCAGTCAGCACCTTGGCCGACTTGTTGGGCAACCCACGCACCAATGCGATCTTTCTGGTTATAGACGAGTTCTGCCATGGTACGTATTATGGCTTACTGTGGTGGAGTTGGCCAGACTATGCTAAAGGGGTCCGGCTGGTTCGTCACGTCGCGCAGTGCTTGGCGGTAAGGCTCCCACAGGGACTTGGTTTCAGCGGGGATGTCAGCCAGCTGAGTCCAGTCCGTAGCCTGAAGGCGTTGGTTGCGATCTGCACGTACTGCAGCCCACTGGGTGTCGTTGGTCCGCAGGTCAAACCACTGCTCTGCAACGTAGTCAAACTCGCAGTACTCGTTGGGTTTTGTTGGCAGCAATACCAGAGAACCCCCCTTAACGTAGTACGCGTTGGGGTCTAGGGGATCAGCACTCACCTCCAACACAAATATCTCTGCATTGGTCATCAAGTCCCGCGCTGGGAATATAGGCGTTTGTGAAAAATAGTGAATTTTTCCATTTGTTTCGTATGCTACAAACATAGTTACCTCTTTACGGCTAGACAGAACGAATTGGCGTTGCCGTAGGCTATGTAGCAGAAAACATCAGGTGCGACCGAAGGACGACAAATATTGAGGTAGTACACCCAAGGCCCTGCTGTTGGTTTTGCTATGGAATCAACTACGCTGAATACGCGTGTGTGATGGTCAAGCGTTGTTTGGTTTGGAACAATATGCTTACCGGGGCCGAAGTCTATTGTGGCTATCGTTTCACCGTTAGACGTAATAGTAATTTCACCCCTTGAATCAAATGTGTAAGTTGTCAAAAGCGTTGGTGTAGCGTCGTAATGCAGTCGTACGATCTTTGCTCTAAGAAAACTATGCCCTAGAGAAGCATCGTAGTTAAATTGCATGTACGCATCATTTAGATACGCAGATACCAGAATGCTAGTTGCAGTTGGAACTTGATTGGGGTAAAAAGTACCAATTGATGAAAATACGTTTGCAGCGCCACCAAGAAATGTATAACCGGCGCGACCCGCAGCGAGTGTGACTACGTTAGGCACGGTGACTGCGTTACCAGCAATGTTGATCGTATTAACTGCGTTAATGGCAGAAGCTGTCAATGTGCCAGAAAAAGTTCCAGTAGCCGCAGACAACGAACCCGCAAAAGTACCGGTAGCTGCAGACAACGAACCCGCAAAAGTACCAGCCGTGGCGTAGACAGTCCCGCGAACAACGGCGTTCTGTAGGTAGGCGTTGCCGTTGGCATCAAGCCTAAAGCCACTTGTTCCCGCAACATAGTTGCTACTCTGGATGTACTGGTCAGCAGCGATAGACCCAGCAGTGAGTTTGCCCACGGACAAGCTTGCGATCTTTGCATCGTCTACAGCTAAGTTGCCAATCTTGGCGTTGGTGATCGTAGCGTCCTTGATCATAGCCGAGGCGATGTAGACAGCGCCGCCGTCAACAATAAAGGGGATTGCCGTCTTACCAACCCGCATCGTGCCGGTTGCTGGCGTGGTACGAGTGTTCGCGACCGCAAAGGTAATCTGCGTGGTAGAAGGAGCCGTCAGGACAGTGTATGCGCCATTCCAGTTCGTGTCGTTGGTCACACCGCGCAGCGTAATAGTGTCTCCTACACTCAGGCCATGAGCAGATGACGTTGTCAGAGTGGCTGTTGTTGAACTGCGCGTCAACGTAGACACCGCCACCAACGTGGTGGATGGGTTAGTGATGGAAAAGCGGTCCGCCCGTACCTGAAAATCCGACACCGGAACCCCGTCAACGGTCTGACTGGCCAGCCCAAAACCCGACACGTAGCCGTTGACGTCAACCTTGACTGTGTATTGCGCAAACAGGCTTCCGGTCTCGGATGCCCTCGTAGTAACCTCGGCGGTGATTGCAGCAGTGTTGCCGTCAACCGTAGAAGATAGGGTTGTGATCTGCCCTGCCAAAGCAGTGTCAGCAGCGGCTCTCGTACTAACCTCAGTTGTGATTGCCGCTGTGTTGCCGTCAACCGTAGCTGTCAACGCCGTAATCTGTCCTGCCAAAGCAGTGTCAGCATCATCTCTTATTTCAGCCTCAGTTAAGATTGCAGCACCACGAGCCTCAGCTTCAGCGGCCACACGGGCGTTAACGGACCCAGCAACTGATGCAGCGCCATCGATCAAGTTGATGCGCGAACCTAAATCTGTAAACAGCTGCGACTCGGTTATTGAGCCAGTCAATGTACTCAGCAGGTAGGTAACCTCTGGACCCGTCGTAGCCGTTGCACCGCTCGTGGCGTTGTATGGACCCTTGACATCGTCGGTGTTGACGAACCGAACCCAGTAGTACCGTGTGGCGCTAGGGCCAGTCTCATCAACGTAGATGCTTCCGGGTGACATGCCCAACAGAACCGCAGCGGCCAAAGAGTTGGTGCTCGCGCCCCAGACCTCCGCATACGCATGGCCAGCATAAGCTGGTGCATCCCACTCCACGAAGATAGTGCGTACTGCAGCTGTTGCCGATACGTTTGCCGGGGCCGGAGGGGCTGCAAGGTACGACAACCCCGTAGAACCACTCGGAGCTACCAACGATCCAGTAAGCCCGCCAGAAGCAAGCTCGTCTGCGCTGATAAGCCGGTCGCCGCCTGAGCCTGATACAAGCTCGCGCACGCGATCCAAGAACATCCGCAGGTCTCGGGGGATGTCAGATTTGACGTATGGGAGTTTTTTAGACACTGGCCAACTCCTGCACAGACTGAGCTATGGTGAATGAAAACACCTCAGCGGTGCCCTCAAACTGGAACTCCCAGTCCCGGTTAGGTGTTGCAGGAAGTCGAAACACGTTTCTGCTTGTCACAGTCTGCGTGTGTACTAGAGTGCCGCCTGCGTAGATTTTGGCCGTCATGGGATACGACTCAGCTTCCAGCTGTGCGCAAGAAAAACCCATGACTTGTGGGAGCGTAAACTTCTTGGACTTCCAAGTCACAGTCTTCACAGCACCAGCACCCCACACTTTGACGTTGCGGTCAGCACCAGCAAGGAAGAGCTTGTCCACTTGCAGATCGTTGTAGCCAGCGGCCACGTAGATGTCGTGCGTTGTGAACTCACCAGTGATGGTGTCGTAGATGAAGCCACCCGAAGTTGTTCCGTTGTTGTAGAACCCTAAGTACTTCATGTCATGCTGGTAGGCATAAATGCTACTAGGCAAGAACAGTGCCTGCCATTGTGCGCGTGTGAAGTACTTGTCTGTGATGATCTTGGAGCCGCTGGGCGACAAAGACACCAGACCGTCGGGGCTTGCGTAGATAACTGCGCCGTTGAAACTCACGATGCTGCGCTTGGACGCGCAGGCCTGTTCCAGATCGGACTTGACCACCACCATGGAGTCGGGGGCGCTGCCTTGAATGAAGTATGGAGTACCTGTAGTTAGTACAGCCAGTGTGGTGTCCATACGACCAAGACCGACCACAAGGAAATCCAGCGACTGCATGTACTGCACTGGCCAAGCATGTGGATGGTAGGGGTCGCAGAAGTACACATCCCGGCCTGTGAAGCCAGCCATGATGCCACCGGGCAAGTTGATCAGCCCCTTGAGTGTGTCTGGCGGTGGGAGCCATGTCAGCGATGGCAGTTCCTCGCCAAGGTCTTCGGCCACAACGCTGTCGGAGTATGACGTGGTAGCCAGAGCAATTTCAGCGACAAACAAGAACACACCGGCAGTTGAGCGGTAGATGCGTCGGTGCGTTGCCGTATACCCAGATGGAACTGTAGAAAAGCCCGCAAGGGTCACGCTCTGGCCTACACGCACGTTAACTTCGGTGGATGCTGGAGCGGGGGCTGACTCGAAGTCAAACCCGGACTCTTTGTTCACAAGCGTGTAGGTATAAACCCTAGTCTCTGGGATGTCTGTGGCTTCGGTCGGAGTACCCACAACTGACACTGTAGCTGCGCCTCCGGGAGCTGGCATGCCAAGAGGGCGAGACACTGTGGGGTAGTTGGAGCCGGACAGGGCGATGGCGTTGTAGGTGGCCTTGGGCGCTCCGTCGCCTGTGTAGAACGTCCACTCAGAAACGTCGCCAGCGATCTGGCTGCGGCACACATCAACGTCGGTCAGCCAGTGGAACCAGTACTCGCTGTCAGAGACTGTGTTCTGGCCGAAGCGGTAGATGGTCAGCGGCGTGCCTACCTTGGTCAGTGTGGCAACCGTAGAACCCAAAGCCAGCAGGGGCTTGAGCGATCCTTGGAATACGTCGGCGTTCAGGGAAGTCTGAGCCTGTGAATCCTGAAGGTAGCGCGGCGGCACCTTGGGAAAAATCCCGCCAAATGATTTAATCTGAAGTGCTGCCATTGTGTTCCTCACTAGGCCTGATTGTAGTCGGACAGCTACTTTGGAGCTATACAGACGTTACGCACGTAGTCCTGCAAGCCTATGAGTTGCGCTGCCAAGCCATCAGCTCCTGCCGCCACTTCAACAAGAGCTGCCGCACAATTTCCGAGTAGCCGTCGTTCGATGGAAACTCCATCAGTTCTGCTGGGGGCGACGGGATTTGCACCGGGATTAGGGGCTGGGACTGGGATGGCGTAGAGTTCGTCGCGCAACCCATCAAGCTCAGCACGAGCACTGCGAGCAGCCACAGCCGCTTTGCGTTTCTCAATGGCATAGGCCTCCTCTACTTTCTGTTTGGCGCTGCCAAGGGCCTGTTCCCGCGCTCTGGCCATCTCCGTCGAGACCTTCAGGCTCACAACATGAGCCTCTTGCATCTGAGCGATGCGGGCGTTGTACCGCCAGTCCTGCACCTGCCAAGCGCCAAGCGAGGCTATGACGGCCCCGATCAGTCCAGCAGCGATGTGGGTGTATATCACTGGAGCCCCATGCAGAGTTTGTACTCTTCTTGGCGGCGTTTGGTCAGACCCGCCAGTGGAGCTCCGTTGAACCGATCCCAGCGAAGTAGCTCTTTGCAGGCTCCGGCATAGTCAAAGGATCGCAACTTCTTCACCAGTGTTGAGCCGCATGCTGCCTGAGAGCCGACGTTGAACGACCAAGAAATGATTGAGTCCCACTCGTACTGGTACATCGGAACATCACCAATGCAGCGGCGCATCTGCTGCTGGAACACGTCGGCCTGCTGGTTGAGTCGGATCAGCGCACGAACAGGATCAGTCTTGTCGCCGGGCTTAACCCCTTGGGCATCGCCAAAGCCGAGTGTCGGCCTGTCACCTTTCACTGGAATATAGGCTTCATCTCTGTACCCCTCATGCACGGCCAAACCCACCAGAGCAGAGGCGCTGAGGGTCAGACTGGCAACAAGAGTGCGGTTCATGTGCGGCCAGTCACGTCTTTGTATATGGCATACAGCTTATGGCCAATCATGAGAAGCGTGTAGATCAGCGTAGCCCACAACAAAATCTCAGAGACCTGAACGCCTGCAATTGAAGCAATAGAGACAGAAACCGGTGGGGCTGCTTTTGCAGCCATGATGGCCATGCCTTCAGTTGTTTGATGGGTACTCATCTCACCGGTTCCTCATTACAGCTAGATTCAATAGGGTCAATTATGCCGCAGGTGCTTCAATTTGCGGGGTAGGTTCTTCCATCCCTTCGACTTCTTCAGGAGCTACGGGCTCTGGCTCAGGCTCAGGCTCAGGCGCGGGTGGGTTGCGCAGGTCGTAGAGCGCTCTGGCTTCTGGGCTGGCGTTGTCCATCACAGCTTGGGCTTCAGCACGCTGAGCAAGATCGGCATCAATAGCGTCTTGGTTCACGACTTCACCGTCTTCGTTGAGCTCAGGCTCAACAAGTGGCATGGCCAGACGACGAGCGGCTTCTTCCATGGGGAGGACTTCACTGAGTAGCGCCGAATCAGCGCGGGCATCGCTGCCCTGCTGCACACAACTTGCAATCCAAGCATCTAAGCCAGCAACAAAGGCCAAGTCAGACTCAGATTGGTCGGGCTTGCGGGCAAGCCGCGAAGCCTTCAGTTCATCATCCGCGCTGTACTGGGATCGGATCAGGGCTTGCACCCTGCGGTCGATGTCTGAACTACTCCAGACATCACTGGCCATCAGGTCAACAAATGACATCTCAAATCTCCTTTACGGCTTGAATCTGCGCCCACGCATTGTAAGCGGGAGCTGCGCCAAACCGCACAGTTTCCTTGAAGCCGTCATAGCGGCGAGTCCAGTCGGCTGTAGCGCCTTCGCGCTTTTCGGCACCTGCAACGCTGACCGCACGAGCTGTGTAACCCGGTGGCAGTGTGAAGTCGGTGAAAGCAATTTGCACGTTGGACGCACTGGCTGTAGCAGCGACGGACAGGTAGATGGTAGTTCCACTGACTGCAACCACTGTAGTGTTGGCAGGGATACCCGAGCCGGACACTACGCAGCCAACTGCGCTGTAAGGAACAACCAAACCAGACACGCTTGTAATGGCCGTGCTGGCGTTAACTGTAGTCGCTGTGAACCCGCCCACGAAGTCAAAAGCGGTAGTTGGCTGCAATGCTTTGTTTTGCTCGCCGTCCTTGATCAGTTCTTCACGAAGGTTAGCGGCGGGGATAGTGATATCTACACCGGGATTTGTTGTCGTACGAGCTTGCAGTTGAACACCGCTTGTGGCCGTGATCTTTGAATAACTTCCAGCAGGCGCAGCTGTAACGCTTGTACGTACCAGACCACTCCATTCGGATTCGTTGGTTGCACTTACAGCCATCCACTTGTCAGTCAGATCGTCGTAGGTCAGATCAACAATAGAACCTGAGTCAGGCAGTGTCACCTGAGCACCGTCACGGAACATCTGCTTCTCTTGCTCGTACATCCAGACTGATTGCTCAGTCGTGGGCACAGTTGCAGAAGCTTTAAGCAGTGCAATAGAACCGGGGAACGGTGCGTCTGCTGCGTAGCTGTTGCCGATGGTCAGAACCGCATTGCTGTTGTTCAGAGTCAACAAAGGCGTACCACGAGTAACCGCAACCTCTATTCCATTCACAGAGATAGACAGGCTACCGTCAGTGGTGTAGTTCGCACGAGCCTTGAGCCATGTTGCAGTGTTGTATGCAGCGGTGGTTGTGACTGTGCGGGTTGTGGTTCCGTCGAAGGCTGTGGCTGTGAGACGGCCAAAAAAGTTTACACCTAATTGAATCTTAGGCCCACTTGAATGAGCTCGGTCTGCTACAAGGGAAGAGCCGATTTCAACTACAGAAACATTATCTATTGAACCAGTAAAGCCATTACCAGAAATAATAAAAAGATCAGCTCCTGCGCCAGCAACAATGTAAGCAGTAACAGTTCCGTTTGCAGAATAAGCGCTGGATGAATAAGTCCCGCGAACCCAAGGACTCACATTACCAGCGGAGTAATTTGAAATAGTAAAGATGACGCGATAGACACGATCTGTAACAAAACCTCCGGTATTTGTCTGCAAATTAGCAGTAGGTGAAGTTCCGTTTGCAGAGCCACCGCTGATTGACCAGCCCGATTGTGTTGTCCATCCAGAAGCATCATCAAATGTACCGTTGACTATGATATTGCTACCAACAACCGGAAAACTCCCCAAAGGCAAAGTCACAGGTACATTCACCCAAGCACCTACACTCCACTCACCTGTACCAAAGTCAAGGTCAGCGCTGTAAGGCTCACGCAGATAGTTGGCATTTGACCAACCAGAATAAGCAACTAATTGTGCTGGCATTATATTTCTCCTAAGTGTTCAAGTACGCTTTTCATGTCAGCAATCCATTGCTCAACAGTGGCGTTGTTTTTCATTTCGTTGCACCGTGAACAGCACGGCACCACATTGCTCATCGAGTAACCAAGTTTTGGATCAACTCGGTCTAACCCGATGGTCTTAATTTCAGAGTTGCAGTACGTGCAAGGCTTTTGCCAGAACGAAAAGAACTCAACTGGTGTCAGATCAAACGGAAGGCCGCGATCTCTAGCACCTTGAGTGTAATAACTCATGCGAACCAACGGATTGTTTGAGTCACCCTTGCCGCTTGGGTTGCAGGTACTGCACACCTTGGCTGGAGCATTCTGAGAAACAAAAATTCCGTTGCACATAACGCAGGTGCGTTGCATGCGTTGACCACGCCATTTCCGGGCCGAAGAAACACTGCTGGTTGTTCTGCCGAGCAGTTTTGCAAGCTCTTTGTTCGACAAGTGCAGATTGGCTTCAGCCACCCGCTTCTCTTCCTCGGACCACGGTGTGTGGAAATCAGAAGAGATGCCTAGCTTGCTGCGAATCTTGTTGAGAGAAGCCTTGCATCGACCTAGCTTTTCACCAAGCTCACTCAACTTCATCTGAGGGTTTGCCTTCACAAAGGCAATCTCATCTTCAGTCCACAAGCGGCGTTTTGTTGTAGAAGTGCTCATCATGCTACTTGGGATTTGGTCAGGGTTCCGGTGATGGATGCTGCTTGGGCTTTGTACGAGTAATCTGCGGCAATTTCTTTAACGGACACAGAAAGCAAATCAAGTCTTGCTCCCGACTGACCAGAACCGACACCAAGCGACAAGGCCATCCACGCCGTTGTCGTATTGGCAGGAATAATTGTTCTTGAAACAAATGTTGACGTAACGCCAGCAGGCAGAGTAATGAAAACCACCCCTGAAGTTGGTGTCAAAACACCCGACAAGCCAGCATTTGTAGACAAGCGTGGATACGAAGTACGTTGGACTGCATCGGGGTTTGAAAAAGTAGCTTGAATCTCATAAACAGCACCGGGCTTTACGGTAAAGCCAGTAGAAATCGAAAATGGATCAGGGTTGCCGTTACTTTGAAGCCGCATTGCCCCAGATACCCAAGCAGTCGACTGGTTTACCGTCCATCCGCTCAAGTCCGTATCAAACCCGCCATTCACCACCAACTCAGTCCCACTCACACTCCCCACATCTGTATCAGCCAGATATGCACGGCGGATGTCAGAAACCTGCCAGCCGCTATTAAACGTGTTGGCAATGCGGGTTGTCATGCCTCGTGTTGGTGTAGACAGATTTTCAGCAAGCAACGTGACGCCGCTGGCATTTCCAAATACTCGTTGTTTTCTCATTGTGGTACTCCGAATCTATTGATGATCTTTTGCATGTGGCTCATCCACGCCTCAGTGCTGTGGTTGTTTTTCATCGCGTTGCAGACCCAGCAGCACGACACAGTGTTGTCCGGTGTGTAGCCTTTGGAACTGTCGATGCGGTCAATGCCTCCGCCTTCCTCGCCGCAGTAGTGACAATCACCGTCGATGCGCTTATGGAAAGTAGCCAGCGGCAGATCAAACTCAAGACCACGCTGCTTTGACTTGTCCCGGTAAGCCGCCCAGCGTCGGGTGTAGAACTGGTGGTCTTTGCAGTACGCGCCTTGCTGAGTCAGATGAATGCCGCATTTAACGCAGTGGTACACCTTGCGGATGTCTGCTCTCTTGCGAGCACTGCTTAACGAAGTGAGTCCTGCACCCAAAGCAGCAGCTATTTCAGCATCAGACATCTGCGGATTGGCACGCATGAATACGTAGTCTTCTTCAGTCCATGCTCGCTTTTTGATTCCTGAGTAGCGCCCTGCACCAATCAGCGATTTGCGGTTCATGACCGACGACAGAGTGCGATGCGGGAAGCGTTCGGCAAACAGCTCAGCCACCTGCTTTTCAGTCAGGTGTTTGTTTTCCAGCAGCAATGCGTCTTCTTCTGGCGTCCAGAATTTTCCGTGCTTGCGGTTTTGAACCAGCTTCATGCAACCACCGTTGGTACACCCATCAGTGCAGGCACAGATGCGGTCGTGTAGTTGGTCAATGCAAAGCTGGCACCAAGCTGACCGGGATTCGGCGCAACAGCAAAACCTGAGCCATACACAGCCCCAATTTCTTTCTCGTCCAGAATGAGCTTTGTGTAGGCGACTGTAATGCTGCTATTCACCACCGCACCGTTGTGCTTAATCACACTCACACCACCAGCAGTAGCCACAGCAATAGTCGGCACTTTCAATCCAGTGACAGGATCGACTGGTGCGTCTGGGAGGACGGTCATTGCTACGGCGTTGACTGCGGAGTTGGCAATCCTGTCTGCTGCTGTTCCACTGAATGTATAGCCAATGCCTGCGTTTCTTTGAGCAATGTTGCCGTTGTATGGGCCTGCTGCATACTGATTCCTAACATAGCCCCTATCAACCGTAAAACGGATTTCTGCTAGCCCGTTGTTAAGCGTGCTGCTCAGACACACGACGCCATTAAGCGTGGCAACACCAGAAAACGTACTTCCATTTCCAGACCATGGAAAGTTGATTGAACTACTGCCTCCGCCAAACCGCATCCACATTGGGCGACCCGGTTCAGTCAGGTCATAGATGGTGACGTTCGCAGCCTCAGCAACAATACCCGCCAGCTTAGGGAACTTGCGTTTG